TCAAGGCCGACATGAAGTCGTCCTGGCGATTCTCGGACAAGCCCTTCGAGTCGTACACCCTGAGCAACCAGAATGCGGAGATCAGGCGGCTGCGTGGCCGTATCGAGGAGCTGCGCAAGCAGAAGACCGAACCGCCTCCGGCAGGCTGGGCTTTTGACGGCGGCGAGGTGGTTGTGAACACATCCGCAAACCGGCTCCAGATCATCTTCGACGACAAGCCGGACGACGATTTGCGGCAGGAGCTCAAACAGTACGGCTTCCGCTGGGCCCCGTCCGTCGGCGCATGGCAGCGGCAGCTCACGAAGAACGCCCTGTATGCAGCTAAGCGAATCGAGGCCCTGGCACCTGTGGAGAAGTGATTCCCTCTGCCAAAATAATACCAGAAAGAGAGGGACAGCAGCATGGCGATCATGGTAACAAAAAAGCCTCCCGCGTATCTGCGGGAGGCAAGAGTAAAGGCTGGATATGTCAGCCGTGGCACGGCGTCTATCGCGGTTCCGTACTCGCCGGAAACCATCGGGCGGCATGAGCGCGGGGAAGTTGATCTGACCCCGGCGGACGCGGTGGTCTACGCCGAGAGCTACAAGAGCCCGGACATCCTGCTTCGCTACTGCGCGACGTGCCCTGTGGGCTGCAAGATGGGCTGGACGGCAGCGGACATTCCGCTTCCCCATGCAACGCTGCGCATCCGGCGGCTGATCGTGGAAGCGCAGGCCGTGGCCGACCGGCTGGAAGAGATCGCCTTCGACGGCGCGATCGACGAGTCGGAGCGCAGGGACTTCGAGGAGGCATTGCGGTTCCTGCGGCAGCTTGAAGCGAGCATCAACGACATCATCCTCATAGGCCTGGGAAAAAGAGAAGGCACCTCTCGCCAAATGCCTGAACGAGAAGTGCCCGATAACTAACCGACGTCATATTATCACACCCAGGCTCTTTTGTCAAGAGAAAGGAGCAAATATGAACTACGAGAGCGTACTCCAACTCAACAAGTACCCGACAGATCGGTATAACGTCCTGGTGCCGGTCACTACGATGCAGGCGGCGTCCAACCTCCAGCGCATCGTCGTTTCCGAGGTGCAGCTGGACACCAGGCAGGACAACACGAACCGCGGGCCCAGCAAGGACATCTATTTTGAAAAGTCCAGCGGCGCGTTTGCGATCACGAAGGTTGGCGGCATGAAGCTGGCCGCTGCCGCGAATATCAGCATCGTGGACACGACCCCTGGCAGAACGGAAGGCTGCCAGCGGTGCATCGAAATGGCCCGCGCCTCTGGCAAGCCCAGAGTATGCGGCAACTGCGAGCACGTCCACGACGTCGCCGTTACCGTCACCATCCGCGTGCCTGAGCCGTCCGGCGGCTTCCGGCTGATGAAGGCCACGAAAGAGATCGACTGCACCCTGGAGGCTGCCTCCATGAAGGACGGCGCAACCGGGCAGCAGTACAGGAGGTTCCTGCCGCACCGCACCGCGATGGCGGAGAGCAAAGCCTTCATGCGTGCTATCCGCGCCGCCCTGGGGCTGGCCGGTACATACAAGCTCCCAGATCTGAAAAAGCCGTTCATCGTGGCCCGCGTCGTTCCGAATCTGGACGCGCCGGAGATCAAGCAGGCCGTGGCCGGGAGCTATTTGCAGAGTATGGGCCTTTTGTTCGAGACTCCGGCAGCACCGATGCAGGCGGCCCTTCCTCCGGCTCAGCAGGCCGAAGAGGTTCCGCCTTACGAGGACGAGGGTTGCGAGGCTCCACCTCCGCCGGAGGACTACGAGGAGCCGGACACCGGCTGGCAGGAGCCCTACTACGAGGAGCCTCCCGCACCGCATCAGCAGCCGCAGCCTGGTATCTACTGTGCAGACTGCCGCAAAGAGATCACGGCGGTAAACACCCGGAACGGCGCGGTTTGGACGCCGGACGACATTGCAGGGTACAGTCAGAGGGTTTTCGGACGCATCCTGTGTAACGAGTGCCAGCGCAAGGCAAGAGGAGGCAGAAAATGAGGATACTGCATACCGGTGACATCCACCTGGGCGACCTGGCAGGCCCCACAAAAGACGGCGAAAACCTCCGCCGCCTGGACACGATCGGCTGCATGAAAGCGATCGTGGAGGATGCGCAGAGCATCAAGCCGGAGGTTTCGATCATCGCTGGCGATCTGTTCAACCGCTCCCGCGTCTGGGCTGACACCGCTCTGGACGACGTAAACGACGCCCTGGAGAAGTTCGTTATTCCGCTGTGCGGGTGCAGCGACGAGGTGGTGCTGCTGTTCGGCACCATGAACCACGACAACCCCCGCGCCTTCGAGCTCATTAAGAGGGCGACCGAGAACCTGAGCAATCTGCACATCTACACCACGCCCGCGGTCGAGAAGCTGGACACCAAGGAAGGCCCGGTGCAGATCATGGCTGTTCCTGGCTTCGATAAAGCCCGCCTGCGCCTGTTCTACCCTGGCATGGACAAGGAGCAGGAGAACCGCAACGCGACAGCCCTCATAAACGACACGATTCTGGGCCTTGCAACGCAGCTCGATCACAGCATCCCGGCTGTCATGACCGCCCACTACACCGTGAGCGGCAGCGAAGCGGACAACGGCAGCACCTTCCTGGCGGGACAGGACGTGGTGATTCTGCCCTCCACGATCGACGCAGCAGGCGTTGACCTTGCCTGTTTCGGACACATCCACAAGCCCCAGCGTCTTGCCAGCGAAACTCCGGCCTATTACTGCGGCAGCGTGAACCAGTTGAATTTCAACGACGAGGGCACGGAGCATGGTTTTTGGCTCCACACCTTGCAGCCGATGATGGGCGGCAACGCCGTCGCGTCCGGCTTCATCGGCCTGCCGGAGCGCGAACACCTGACGTTGCGACTCTCGCCGGACACCGTGGCCCAGTTCATTGCAGACCCTCAGAGCGTCAGCTTTGGGGAGCTCGTAAGGGATAAGATCATCCGGGTGCGCTATTCCTGCACGGCAGAGCAGGAAAAGGCTCTGAACCGGGCCGACATCCAGAAGGCGTTGACTGCCGACGGTGCGTTCTACGTCGCCGAGATCGTCCCGGAGGACGTGGAGGAGCTGGACTCGAAAGACCAGCTCACTGAACACGACGGCCCGTTTGAGGCCCTGGGCCGCTGGCTGGAGCACAACGACATCACCGGCGACAAGGCCGACCGGCTCAAAGTCCTGGCGGAACCGATCATCAAGAAAGCGGACGATGGCCGGGACGACGGGAAGCACACGGGAGCCTTCATCCCGCACAAGATCGAGGTCAAGAACTACCGCAGCTATACGGAGGCTGAGTTTGATTTTGGGCCGGTGCGCATGGCTATGGTAAACGGTCAGAACGGCGTCGGCAAGTCGTCCCTGTTCATGGACGCGATCGCCGACTGCCTCTATGAGCACACCCGCAAAGAGGACATCGGCGGCTGGGTGCGCGACGGCACGAAGAGCGGCGCGATCACGTTCACCTTCGGCATGGGCGGCCAGGAGTACCGCGTTATCCGCACCCGCACGAAGAGCGGACGCGGCACGCTGGCTCTCCAGCGGCTCGACCCGGAGGCTGGTTCCTGGGCGGACGAGAGCGACACCACCATGAAGCTGACTCAGGCGAAGATCGAGCGGCTGCTGGGTATGGACTGCGATACATTCTGTTCGATCGCCCTCATTCGGCAGGACGCCTACGGCCTGTTCCTGGACGCGGACAGCGACCGGCGCATGGAGGTTCTGAGCTCGCTGCTGGGCCTGGGCATCTACTCCCGCATGGAGGAGATCGCCAAGGATGCAGCCAAGGAG